TGTCGTTGACGACGCGGATCGGCGTACTGAGCCCGCTCGCGGTGATCTCCAGAAGCACCAGCCAGACCTTGTCGGTCGCATCGGCATGCCCGGCCCGCGTCGCCGCAGGCGAAATCGTCCTCACGGCATCTGCTCCAGTTTCAACGAGACCGAGAAAAGAACGGCGGTTGCGGCCGAGACGCGGGGTGCCTCCATGAATCGGTACTCCGCAACACCGCCTTCGCGCGGATGCACCCAGTCGAACGGCAGCGCGCCGCCGCCGGTGGTTTCTTCATAGAAGCTCCGCAGCACCGCCACTTGGGCTGCGGTCATCCGAAACGTCAGTTCGATCTGACGCGGAGCCGCCGTGAACCGCCGGCGCAGCTTGGCCGCACCGGCATCCATCGCCGTGCGCAGCACGGTCTCGGCAAACCGCTCCTGATAGCCGCCGACCGTCGGTCTCTGCGGCAGGTTGCTCGGCCAGACGAGGTTCGACATAGATCAGACCCGCTTGGTCATACGCCGCGAGCCATAGGTCTCGCCCTGCGCGCGATCGAGCCTGCCGCTACGGATGGCTTCTTCGATCTTGTCCTCGATGAAGACCGCGATCTCGCGTCGGCCGTCGGCGCCCCGCCGCTGCTCGGTGCGGGCGGGCGGCTGGTCGCGACCGATGCGCATATCGTAGACATTCACCGCCACGTCATTGGAGGGCGCCTGCGGCAGCACCCGATCGCGACGATCGAGGTTCCACCGGTGACGCGGATCGTTGCGTGTCAGAACCTCCTCGCCGCGCAGCCCCAGGAAGGGCACCTCGTCCGGCTGTAGGCCCAACATGCCGCCGGCATGGAAACGGCCAGCGCCGGCGAAGGCGCCGAGCGCCACCATGCGCGTGTGCGAGGGCGCGATGCCGACCAGCGCACCATCATGGCCCGCACCGAACAGGCCGGAGAACCAGTTGCCGATGCCCTCGAAGAAGCCGGGGCCCGCACTGGCTGCCGCCGAAGCGCCCGCCGTAGCTGCCGCCTGCGGAGCGACGACACCGAACAGGCTCGGAAAGGCGCCGACGATCTGGCTCGTGATCGGCAGGATAAACTTCTGCTCGATCAAGGTCGCCGCGATCCGCGCCGCCATGCGCCGGAACAGACCGACCGCGCCTTCGGCGAGATTGCTGAAGACGCTCTTGCCCGCCTTGCCGGCGTTGGCGAAGCCATCGACGAGGAAGTTCGAGATATCGCTCGACAGGCTCTTGGCCTGATCGCGGATCTCGCTGAAGTAGCGCGCCTGCTCCCTGAATGCCGCCGCTGAGTCCTGGGCTTCGAGGATCTGGCTATCGACCCCGCCCAACCGCTCGCGCATGGACTGCATGCGCTTCTCGCGCTCAATGGCGAGTTCCGCTGCCCGACGCTGCGAGGGGTCGCTGAGACGCGCGGCTTGTGCCTCGCGCTCGGAAATATCGAGATCGTTCGATGCCGTGCGCCGCTCGCGCGCCAATTGCCGGGCGCGCTCTGCAGCGGCCTGCGCTTCAATGGCCCGCGTCGTTGCCTCGATCGATGTCCGGAGCTGCTCTTCGGCTGCTCCTGTTGCGAGAGACAAGGCGGCACGGGCATCGCGGGTCGCGGCAAGCGACCGCTCGGCGATTTCGGCCCGTTGAACAGCAGCGGTGTCCTGTGCCTCCGCCTCAGCCAGACGCCGCGCGCTTTGGGCCGCGAGTTCCGTCTGAAATGCGGCACGGGCCAGTGCCTCGGCGCTTTCGACCACCCGGCCGCGCAGGATTTCCTCGGCGCGGGAGGCTTGATCCACACCGCTGCGATAGCCCTCCAGTGCCGCCTGGCGCGCGGCTTCCGCCCGGATGACGGCGGCCTGCCCCTGCCCATAGGCGTCGGCAACGGCGAGTGTTGCCCGCGACTGGATGTCCAGCTCGCGGGTCTGGTCCTGGTATTGCTGGCGCTGCTGGGCGGCGGCATCGGCCACCATGCGCCGTTTGAGGGCTTCGGCTTCCAGCGCATTGAGATTGCGCTCGCGGGCGATCGTCTCGGCCTGGATTTCGGCTTCGATGATCGGCCGACGCGCAGGTGTCGCGTCATAGACCCGCTGCCGCCGCTCGAGGTCCGCGATCTGCCGCGCGGTCTCCTCACCGATCCGCATCGGCTCGGGCGCGGCGGGCACACGCGCCGTTGCGGCAGCCTGGGCTTGTACTTGTGCACGGTCGGTCGCCTGCTGCTGCCGCTCAAGCTCGGTGCGTGCCGCATCGACTTGGCTCTGCAGCTGGGCGCGGACCGCGTTGGGCGAGCCGAAGCTGAAACCAGGGATGACGACTTCCGCATTCGGATCCCGATAGAGCCGGGTCTCGCGGTTAAGCCGGTCGAGGCGTTCAACCGCTTGTTCCAGCGCATTCGCCGCGTCCGCCAGGGGATCGCGGACGCGCGGCTGCGAGGGAGCCACCAGATTGGCAGCACCGCTGATGGCGCCTTCGACGACCTGAAGCGTGACGCGCCCGACCGCACCCCGCGCGAGATTGTCGACCAGCCGGTCCCAGGCACGACCGATCTCGTTGAGCGATTTCTGGGTCGGCGATAGCGCCTGGTCGTTGAGGCCGCGAATGCGCTCCTGCAGCGCGTCGATCGCGATCCGGTAGGCTTGAGTGCGCTCGCCCTGCTGTGTGAGCAGGCGGATATTCTCGCGCTGCGACGGGTTCAGGAAGCCGTTGAGCGCCCGGTCGAGCTTGATGATGGCGTCGTAGCCACCCGTTGCGAATTCGGCGAGCTGGCGCGCCGCGTCGCTCGCAGTCGTCCCCGTCGCCGCTGCGAGATCCGGCGCCATGCTGGCCAGCCGGGGGATTTCACCGGCCGATAGATTGGGTGTGCGGACCAGCGTGGCGATGGCCGTGCGGGCTTCATCGCGCGCCACTCCGACATCGCGCAGTTTTTCGACCAACTCGCCGAGTTGCTCGGCGGTCGTCTGCCCCTGGCGGCCCATCGCGGCCAGCGCGACGTTGAACGTGCGCGATTGTGCCGAGAGATCGAAGGCGCGCGACAGAATGATGCCGAGCGGGATGCCAACCGCCGCCAAAGCCGCCGCAGCGCCGAGTGCGACCGGCGGAATGGCGCGGAATGTGGCGCCGATCCCGCCGAAGATCTGCGTAATCTGCGGACCCTGCTGCAGGGCGATCGTCAACGGGCTCATGCCCGTCGTCAGGGTCGTGAAGATGTCGTTCAGCTGCGGCTGCAGCTGCGCCATCTGCTGGGCCGTGATGCGTGTGCGCTGGCCCTGCTGCTCGACGGTCTGCCCAAACGTCCGGGCGTTGGCATTGGCGACCAGATACTTCCGGCCGATGCCTTCGAGCACGCTGGCATGCTCGGCCTGCGTCAGCAGACCTTTGCCCAAAAGATCGGTGGCTCGGCCCTGTTCCTGAGTCGCCTGATAGCCTTGAGCATATTGCCGCTTCAACCGCTCGGCGGAACGGGCAAGCTTCTCCTGCTCCCGGTCGGCCTTCTGCGCGGAGGCGCCGGTCTTTTCGAGGGCCGCACCCGCCTCCTGCGCCGCCGTCTCGATAGACTTCAGCGCCTGCTGGCCGGTGCGTCCCGCTTCGACCAGTTCGGCCTTGAAGCGTCCGCCATCGACCTGCAGTCGGACCGAGATGTTACGGTTGGCCATCGTCCTTCTTGTCGCTTCGCTTGGTGATGCCGCGCATCAGGCCGATTTCGGCGGCTGGCAGGAATTCGGCGAGCGCCGGTCGGCTCACGCCAAGCGCATCAGCCATGAGAAACACCGCCCCGAAATCGAGCCCGACCGGGCCCATCGGCCCCATGCGCAGCTGGCCCGCACAGCGTTCCAGAAGATCCCAGACCTCCCAGCCCTCGGCAGTCGCCGGGACTTCGCGGTCATAGGGACATTCCGGGCAGCGCTCCGGGCAGGCGGCGCAATAGTCAGGCCCGCCGCCGAAATGCCATTCGGCGCGGGCGCTCAGTCGTTTTTTTCGGTTTCGATCTCCGAGATCGGCCGGGCGTAGATGCGCTCGAAGGCAGCGGCCGCCTGCCAGATTTCCATCAGCGCATCGACCGCGTCCGAAGATACCAGAGCGGGCTCACCCTTCGCGTCGGCCACCCCCTCCCATTCGAGGATGGAGAGCCGCGCCAGCGCCTTGATGAAAGCGACACCGCGCAGGGCGTCGATGACCTCCGAGGCTTCCTCGCCTTTCGTATCGACTCGAACCATGGCCGATTGTGCGGCGAAGAAGAGTGCTGTGCCGAAGGGGCGGACCTTGATCCGCACGCCGGGCAGCAGGTCGAGCCAATAGGGCTCGGATTTGAGACCAAGGCGGATCATGGCGTGGCTCCATAAGCGGCGATGTCGTTTTTGAGGATGGCGGTAAGCATGCGGCCGAGCGTGGGATCCTTGGCGCCGCGAAACTCGAAGGTGACCTGAATGCCGGCGGGGCCTTCGATCGGCACCGAGGGCCGCGACAGCACCGCCTCATGCACGGTGAAGATCAGGCTCGTATTGACGTCGCGGACATAGCCGAACTCTAGTTCCATCGGCGTGCCGGCGATCGCAGCATCGATCAGTGTCGTGCCATCGACCCGCACGACGACA